ACGGGCAGTTGCTGTCTCTCTTGCGTCACGATGTGAACTGGCATAAACTTCCTCTGTGAAAACTTTGCCACCAACGTACAACTTTACTTCCCATTTCATTTTTGAAAATACTCCCCGATTGCTTTACTCATTGCGATAAGTTGTTCATGAATCTGATCAACTTCCAGACGAAGATTCTCATCTTCCCCCAGCAAACTCATCAGATCAACTTCACTCCAATCATCCGTTTCAATGCCTCCAGTGACATACATTGGGGTGTAATATAGTGTGCCTTCACTATCAATGGAATAGGCACAACCTTGCTTGTCAGATGTAAGAATGATCATGATTACCAGATGTTAGTCCAGGAACGATGTTGCTTTGTTGTGATTCTGCCTTCTGCTAACATATTGTCACAGACATTAACGAAGACTTGAAACTTTTCCTCTCTTGTGAGAGTATCTGCTCCGTCGCAATTCTTCATCACGTTGAGCATTTGTGCTTTGGATCGAATCATTTTAGAACGTAGCAGTAATCAATAGAATTAACGCAAAATCCTGTTGCAGATGTAATCTCCTCTACAAGATCATCACCGTCTGATGCTTCCCACGTTGCAGACATTACATCATCAATAATCTCAGATTGCTCTGTTGGTGATAACTCAAAATTGTCATCTTCAAAGTCGATGTTAATCTCAGTGACACGGAATTGCATCGGTTTGTAGATAGAAAGTTTGCGAAGTTGTTTGTTAGTGTCGGAGAACATAATCAGAGATACAGGAACGAACCGTAAGGATCACAAACATGAGGATTATCTGCCAGTTGAGTGATCAGATAACGAACACCTTTTGCAGGTGCTTTGTGTGATGCAGGTTTGTAAACTTCACCAGTCTCTTTATCAACGAACATGTAGCAACTACGAGAGATGTCCAAGTCGTTTTTTACACCATCACGAATAAAATTTTCCCAAACTTTAATATACTTGCGACCAATCTCCATCTCAAGTTGATGATAAGCAGCACGATTAGACTCAATCGCATTAACTTTCCACTCATTGTTCAGCACTTCAATGAGTGCTTCAGTCAAGAATTGTGGTTTGGTTTGTGTGATCGTCATGGTGTGTTCCTTTGACCCTTTAATAATACACGAAAACAGACCCCTTACAAGGGGATGTGTGCAACTAGATCAACTGGCACAAGAGAACTTGCTATTGTTAAAGTTTGCATGAGAGAATTGCTCACGATTGACTAACTTAAACATGCCAAATTGATTGATACCAACATAACCCTCACCACCACATTGACGGTCATTGATGTATGCTTTTGGTCCGTTATTACGGCAAAGGAAAAGCATATCCTCCTTGATAGATTTGACCAGGAACCAGTAACTAATCAAACGAGAGTTAGTGAATGTTTCGGGTACGACTTCACGTCCCTCACGAATACATTGGTTCAATTCTTTTTTGAGTTTAGTTGCTTCACTATCATTCACGAAAGTAACCAACTGAGACATTTGACGTGCGAAACCAACAATCTCAGAGAAATCTTCATCAAGTTGCCATGCACGGGGTTGCACGAACTTACAGGTCTCAGTATCATCGAAGACTTCCATATCTACCATGTCATTGATAACATAGGCATCCTTCATCTCACCATCAGTCGCATACAATGTGTGAGGTGCGATGACAATGTTCTGATCAATTATTTCATCAAAGATGTAAGTAATCGTATTGGGGCGAAAAGTATCATCACCACCGTACCCAATAAAATCACCTTGAACAATCCCGTCGAAACTAGGAAGGCAATCAAAACAGTGGTGTAGTATATCAGCAACAACCCCAGAATGGTTCCGATCAATATCATCATGTGTTTCATTGATCTTGATTAGTTTTTTGTTGAAGACAGATTTTGTACCGACAAAGAAATTACCAGTCGCAGGATTAGTCCCCCAAACTATTGCTGGAGCACCATCCATTTTCACGGAAAGATCACACTCAGTGAGGAACCAATCCAAGACAGAAAGATCACCAGTCAGAATGGAATCTTCGGGGTGTTCGAGGTGTGTGTTTTTCATACTGTTAGTATGGCATCAAATAGGGAAGAAATCAAGTGGTTGTGTGTAGGTTGTTCAACTGTCCACCATCAGTAGTTTGTGATATAAAGATGCTTTACTTTTGCTCCTGTGTGATCTTTTAGAACTTTAGGTTTCTTCTCTTTTTCTACATTTTCATCAACGAAACTGTCTATCGTAGGTGCTTGACTTTTTTCTTTATCCTTTCCAAACCTTTGAGCATAAGTAAAGTCTTTGTCAATGATATTGTAATCACGATATGATTCACGGTAAAATTCATGGTCACTATGTATGATCATCCACTTTGCATCAGTTGACTTCAAACACCGTGCAAGTTCTTCATGCAGAGTATCACCACCATCACCCTGAGTATAACCCAACCTCTCCAAATATGGAGGATCAATGAACACAAAATCATCGGCAGTTACGTCATCAAATAGATCAACAAATGATCCCTGTCTGATGTCACACTTACTCAAGAATGTGTGATGATCCAATGATAGATTGCAGGACATTTTTTTGTAATGTCCAAATGGCACATTAAATTCACCCTTTGCATTATATCTTTCCATGCCAGAAAAACACAACTGTCTAACAATAATATACGAGACTGCTTGTATTAACGGAGTGAAATCTTGTGGGTTATTGATTACATTTCTTGCAGCATAAAATGCTTCTTGTAGTGCATCATGCTCATAAGTTTTGATGATGTTGATGTGATTTAAGACATTCACATAATCATCACTCTGTAATACTTTATAGAGATTGATTACCATCGGGTTGATGTCATTCAGAATAGCAGGAGTCTGCAATCCAAATGATACCGCAGCACCACCACAGAAAGGTTCAACAACTCGATCAAATTTTTGTGGTAGCATTTGCTTGATCAAAGGCAGTTCTTTACTCTTACCGCCTTGATACTTGATGACAGGTTTCATATGTACTCAGTCAAATGTTTGTAAGTTAATTATATCACAGACCCTTTTCTTCTAGGATCGGAGCAACAACCTCACGGAGAAATTCAAAGTATTCTTCTTCAGTAAACTGTGCATCAATCTTGGAAAGCATCCACTTAACACCAAAGACTTGCACTCCTTTGTTATTATACTTGGTAAGATCTTTCTTGGCAATCTCACTTACAACGGGAACAAAGTATGCACCAACATCAGCATTTAGAGCATCTTTAACCTCTTCAATTTTTTTGTTTGATGCTTTGATCTTTTCACTATCGAAGTTCAAGTTACACTTACTCTCCAGATAGTAGAGAATAGAGTCAAGATAGCACTTGAAACTATGATCAATTTGACGTTGCTTTCCCTCTACTTCTACTAAATTATTTTCTTCAATCAAGTTCTCACTTTTACTATCACTGATAACAGTATTCCAAAACTGTTCAATACGCTCACCGAACGTAATCAGGATAGACTGAGAAGACTGACGCTCTAGTCCTAGTGCATCAAGAGTATAACTCTCAGATTTTTTGGGTTGAATAGTAACAATCAGTGGGAGGAGTGTGCGGGTCAGGTACTCGTTCATGGGTTTGATTGATTACTTTGTAATAATACACGGATCCCCTACCCAAGTCAATAGGTAGTGGACACTTCAACCAACTGGCACAATCACCCCCAGTTCTCCATCCATTCGTCTAATGTATAACCCTCACCCGTGCTAGTTTCTTCTACTAACTCTTCTAAAGTCATTTCTATCAAGTCCTCACGATATTCTTCAGTTGTTTGATCATTTTCAGGATCAAAATCATCATGGCAGAGATAGTCCCACTCCGCACATAGTGCATCAATTAGTTGTGCTTTGGTGTAATTCATCGACGGATCTCACTGATAGCAGGTTGACCTTGATTGAACACGACATCAACAACTGCCTGTACTTTTTTAGCAGTGCTGATACCTACACGATCATAAGTTGGGATGCAAACTAACCCAAACTTCTTCTCACTTCCACCCAGACGGATCACACGACCGATACTCTGACTGATACCAATGTAGTCCATGTTACGCATGAAGATGACTGCCTCCAGTCCACTGACGTTGATACCTTCAGACAGAATACTGTGATGCAGAACAACAAATTTCTTCTCAGGATCTTTGCCCCAAGTGTTCAACGTGTTGAAGAACTCTTCACGATTGACTTTCTGTCCGTCAATGATTGCACCAGTCTTAGATGTGATCGTCATCCAAGAATATCCACGTTGATACAACTCAGCACAGAAGTCAGAGTGAGTCAGAAGATTGATAATCTGCTTTGTTGTACGCGCACAGACCAAAGTCTTGTCGATGTTGTTGTCATCAATCGTTTCCAAGAGATTGTCACAATCATCAGCATACATCACCTTGCGACCTTTGATCAGAGGCAGTTGCTTCACTACAACTTTGGGAGGAAGAATGTAACCACCTTCAACCAACTCAGGTGCAGGAATGTTAGCAAGAACTTGACCATAAACAGACCAATTCATGCCTGGTTTGGTAGCAGCAAGGGAATGTTTAGGTGTTGCTGTATAGAAATAGCAACGATCTGCGTTCTTGATGTCTGCAAAGTATTCAGTAGCAGGGAAGAAGTTCTTCTTCACGGAATTATGTGCTTCGTCAAAGTAAATGTTATTCACCTCAATATCTGCCTCCATCACACGATGCAGAGAATTGTAGGTGGTGAAGATGATAACATTCTCACCCATAGTGCGAGCACAGTTTGCATACAAATGAATTTTGTCTGCTTTAGTTGTACTGACGTGATGTGTTTCACCACTGTGAACGTGCATCACATGCAAATATGGGTCACTATTGTTAGGATCAATGACCTCCATAAATTCAGAACAAAGTTGTTCTGCCAGCAAAATACGCGGAGCAACAACAACAGTCGTCACACCACTATTGCAACGATCCATGGAAGATTTTGCATCCATGATCATCGTCAGTGTTTTACCACCACCAGTGGGAACAATCACCTGACCTTTGTTGTAATTTTGCAGACGATCAATGATGCGTTCCTGATGTGGACGAAGGGTGATCATGTGTGTTCTGTTGATGTCAATAGTATAACGCACAGAGAGACCTCTAGGAGACCCTCTGTGCCACTTGTTTAACTGTCTTGGTCTTCTTGTACTGGTTCTGCTTTCTTAACTACTTTAGGACCAACTTGCACTCGATTTGATTCATAGAAGAACTTAACTCTTTCTCGACGTGCTTGCACTAGCATATCATATTGTTCTTGCTGATCTTTATTAAATCGAAAATCTTGCTGCCTCCAAGTTTTACGAAGGTCTTCAAGATGTGGCAGGACGTTGACTGTGGAAGTAGGGAAATTCATATCAGACAGTGTAATCGTTGTTGGTAAATTCGTCAAGTTGAATGTTCATTTTAGAGTCATTCTCTTCGAGTTCTGTGATGTCGAAGATTTCACCAGGCATGTCCTGAATTTCACTCCAAAGATCGTCCATTTGTGTTGCTGTTTGTGTGATGTGTGTGGAGTTTATCATCAGCAGTAGAGTTGCCAACTGACTCACTTAGGAGTGATGAATGGGTGTTCTGTTCCCCTCCACTCATCTAATATACATGAAACGAAGGGGTTTGGTGTGGTTAGTGGACAGTTATCTGAGTGTCCACTGCTTTCAAGTTTTTCTTTACATATTCTTCCCAGAATACAGCATCTTCAATTTTAAGAAAGGTTGCTTTTTGTTGTGCATAACCTTTCTTTTTGGGTTTCATGTAGTTCACTTGGTACATCATTCCAGTGCCTCAATACTCCAGATACGATAAAAATGTTAGTGACCATGTAACTAACAAAAATACAGGTGCGTATGATAGCAACTTTATCATCATAAGGTTGTGTTTTGTCATCACTAAAACTCCCTAATGTATACTTCCATGTCCTCCAAAGTTTTGCCATATCTATTTTTCCTAGTATGAACATACTCTAATTTGTTCCAGTCCCATGGAAAACAACAAATAAGAGTGTGAATATATTTGTGCTTCTCTTCACGGGTATATTCGCAGTTGGGTTTAGGTCTTACTCCAATCTCTATTGTAATATAATACTGTGGATCTTTGAAATATACCCATCCCTCTAAATCACCCCATCGAACATAGTCATCAACCTGCGGATCATCCATAAAGTGCTGCCTCCAATGGATTTAGATTTAACTGCATTGCAGTATAGGGACGAGTATCATTGATGTCTACCGGATTTCCTTGCTTGGAGTAGTTAATAGGCGCCGAATACCTTCTCTTTTTAACATCATAGAATCCCCAGACGGACTTAGGTGCCACATCAGTATAGGAGAAAAAACCATCATTGACAATGAGAATGCGATAAACATTACGTCGAAATTGCTCAACTTCGTAGTGGTATCCTTTTGGTGGTTCATGAATAAAATCAGGGGGCAGTTCGAGTTGGTTCATCATCAATAATGATTGACTCATATTCTGGATACATTGTAGCAACAATATACTGTGCAAGTGCTTGTGTAGGTGCCACTACATAAACCTCCACATTGTAAATCATTTGTTTATCACTCTCACCATCTTGCATGGCAAGTTCTACCTCAACCCTCCACACATTTCCTCTCTTGAGATGCTCATCCCAAGAGATTGTCATATCAGGTTTCATCTTTCTTCACCTCTTTTAAGTGATGTGGCATATGTTCCCTGTCCATAGGTTGAGATCCAGTCAAATCTCTACGGGAATTGTTACTGATGATGATAAACGCATCTTTGTTGTACTTACGC